ATGCTTATTCTTAGTATTCCTGTTACTAATGGCATGGAACAATATGTAATGCACACCATTACTAAGTCTTGGGCTAGGTTTACAGGTATAGAAGGGTATTGTTGGGAAGTGTCTGGTGATGCTGATATGCACTTTGGCGGCAAAGGAATTGTAGGCACTCTGTATAGCGCTTTGTCTGATGACGGCAATAACATTACTGCAACTGCACAACAAGCCTATAGCTATTTTGACACTCCAGGACAGTTAAAGCGTTTTACCATGATAAGGCCTATTCTTCAATCTACAGGCGGTGTACCAAGTGTTTTATGCGGTATTAGCGTGGATTTTGACACTCAGTCCCAATTAGGGGCAGTTTCATTTAACCCTAATACGCAAACAGAGTCTAGCTGGAATGGCGCTACATGGGACAAAAATATATGGGCTGGCGGTTTAATTACCACAAAAATTTGGCAAGGTGTTTCAGGAATAGGCTATACAGGCTCTGTAAACATTAATGCTGCTAGTCAAGGAATTGAATTACATTGGGCTTCAACCGATTATGTTATGGAAGCGGGTGGTGTAGTTTGATATTGCTTAATGAGCAAAGTCTTAAAGATTGGGCAATTAAACATAAAATGCCTACTCCAGATGGCGCACATTATTTGGGTCAAGTATTAGATGGACAGATTCGAGCAGTAGTAGTTTATTGTGGTTTTTTTGGTAAATCCTGCTGTATTCATGTAGGGTCAGAAGGGCAGCATTGGGCAACTAAAGACTTTTTAAAAGAGGTTTTTAATTACCCTTTTAACACCCTGAAATTAAAGGTTATAATTGGCACAGTTGCAGGGAGTAATACAAAAGCCCTAAAACTAGACCGACACCTTGGTTTCAAAGATGTTGCCTATATTCCTGACGCACATGACGAAGGGGATTTGGTCATTTTAGAAATGCGCCCAGAATATTGTAAATGGGCATAGGAGAAGGTTATGGGAGCAGGAGCATCAATTCAAGCGCCAACATCTGCTGGTAATCCAACAGGTACAGCAATACCAATGGCACAAAATTTGTCTACATTAGGAACTGGTCAAACAACCAATCCTTTTCAGGCTTCGTCTAATCCTTATGTTCAAGCGGCACAAGCTACCACTTTAGGTAATTTGGCAGGGGCGCAATCAGCCACGCAAGCTAACCGTATTAACCAAAATACCCCTTATGGTTCATTGAACTATACCCAAGGCGTAGACCAATACGGAAACCCTACATGGACTGCTAACCAGCAATTAAGTCAGCCTTTACAAGACCTTACAAATACTTCATTACAAGGCTTGCAACAAAGTTTGCAAAACCCTATGTATGGTATTAATCCTGGACAAACATACAGCGATGCCATCATGCAACGCTTATCGCCGCAATTAGCACAACAAAAAGAGTCAAATACAGCCGCATTAGCTAACCAAGGTATTGTCCCTGGTACACAGGCTTATGACAATGCTATGCGTACATTTAACCAACAACAAAACGATTTGCTGACAAGCGCACAAATTCAAGGTATGCAAACTGGCTTATCTGCACAACAATTACAAAACCAACAAGCTGCCAATATTAAGTCTTTAGGTGCTCCTAATTATGTAAACCCATACACTCAAGCTGCTGTTGCTGGGCCTGATTACCTTGGTGCTTACACTACAGGAAACGCTGCTAATATTGCCGCCCAAAATGCTAATAATGCTAGGGCAGCAAATACACAAAATGGTCTGTTTGGTTTAGGTGGCGCTGCATTGTTAGGTGGTGGTGGCGTTGGCGGTTTAGTTAGTGGAGTTGGAAGCGGTTTGTCAGGACTAAGCGGTTTGTTAGGTTTAGGTCAAACCCCAGGATTAGGACAAACTACTAACTGGTTAGGTCAAGTAGTAACAGACCCTACTTATGGACAAGGTGGTAGCGCATTAAACTTTGCAAACCAATTAGGCGACCCTGGCAATTTGTTAGGCATATAAATGAGCATATTAAGATATTTCAACAAACACGAAGGCTGGTATGACGGCAAGCGCACCCCTTTTGGTGGTGGCGGTGGCGGTTGGAATCCTATTGCCGCTATTACTGACCCCATTTCTAGTGCATTAGGCACAGACGGTGGTGGCGGTGGTATTTTAGGTGGTTTAGCTGACATTGACCCAGGCCCTGCTATTGGTCAAGGTTTAGCTGAAGTAGACCAAGGAGTAAATCAAATTCCTGGTGGTTGGTATACAGTTGGAGCCTTAGGTGCTGGTGGTACTGCTTTAGCTTTTGCGCCTGAAATTATGGCTGCTGTTGGTGCTGAAGCAGGAACAACCATTTCAAGTGAACTTGGAAAAGAAACATTTTTTACTGCTCTGTCAAATGGAGCTACTGGTTCAGAAGCTGTTTCTGCTGGATTAGCTGCTGAAAGTGCTGCTGCCACAGGTGGTGCTGGCGCTGTAGCTGATACAGTTACTCAAACACCTGGTGCTGATGCAATATTAAATGCGCCAAATGTAACCCCTTCTGTAGCACCAACAACAACTGGTTCTTTTGGTTCTATTACATCCCCATTAACAGGTTCTGGAGCAATACCTGGCGCTGGCGCTACAACATTAGGTGGTGGTGGTTTAACAGGCGCTTTGCCTGCTGGAGTAGTTGTTGGCGATGGTACTTTAGGCACAACAATGGGCGCTACTTACATGGCGACTGATTCTGGTGGAATTGCTACAGATTTATTGGGCAATCCAATTCCAGCAAGTTCTACTGGTATTGGTGGATTTGCACCTCCTAGCGGTCTTTCTGTATCTGATATTGCTAGTAATGCTAATCGCCTTAAAAACATTGCTAAATTACTTACTGGTTCATCAGGCTCAGGAATTACAGGAATGTCTGCGCCAACTGCACAACAATGGTCTACACAAGCAGGACTTAATGCAGCCCAAGCAACGCCACAACAATTTGGCGGTTTATACCAAATGAATAAAAACCCATTTACATTCCAAAACCCTTTAGCAAATGCTTTAAAAGGTAAAGATACTACAGGATTAGATGTTTCTGGTACACCAGGCACATCTTTAAATACTTCACAACAAAATCAAATTTACTCTAGCTTATTGAGGTCATAATGGCACAACAATTAATTACAGACCAACAAGTTCTTGGTTCAAATTCAGAAGCTACAGATATTGAGCGAAAAAGACGATTAGCTGAATTGCTTGCTGGAGAATCTTTAGACCAGCCAAAAGGGCAATTAATTAGCGGTCATTATGTTGCTCCTAGTTGGAGTCAAATGCTTAATCCTGTAGCAAAAGCTGTTGCAAGTACAGAATTGCAAAAATCCGCAAATACAAGTCAAACCGCAATGGCTAATGCTTTGCGTGGCAAAAAAGCAACAGAAACAAAAGCCATTAGTGAAGCTATTAATGCTAAAGATTGGAATAAAGCGTCAGACCTTATTGCTGCTTCTGAAACTGGCGCAGGTCAAGAATACAAACCTTTATTGGCTAAATTTCTTGTTCCTGAGCAATTATCTGAAAAAGATAAAGAAGATATACGCCTTAGAGAAGCTCAAATTAAAGCGCAAGAAAAGCATTATTCACAAATGGCTGCACAACACGCTCAATCAATGGCACAAGGAAAAATACCTCTTGGGTATAGAATGTCAAAAGATGGTAATTTAGAAGCTATACCTGGAGGCCCTGCTGATATTAAAGCGCAAACTATAAATGTTGGAAAAGAAACAGTAAATACTTTAGTTTCTGGTCTTAAAGATGAATATCAAAAATTAGCTTCTGGTGGAGGAATAACCAGTACATCACAACCAGGAATGTCTAATCTTCCTAGCGCTATTGCTTCTTCTGGAATTGGTCAATTAACTGGCAAAGTATTTGGCACAGAAAATCAATCTGCAAGAAATACAATTGCACAATCTCGCCCATTATTATTGGCTGCAATTAAAAATGCTACTGGTATGTCTTCTAAACAAATGGATTCAAATGTTGAATTACAAATGTATTTAAAAGCAGCTACAGACCCATCACTTGATTATGAAGCTAATATGAAAGCCTTGAATCAATTAGAAACATTATATGGTGGCGGTATTAAAGGTCAAGAATTAAATTCACAAGACCAACAAGCATTAGCTTGGGCAAATTCAAATCCTAATGACCCAAGAGCAGCAAAAATTAAACAAAAATTGCAGAGGTAAAAATGGCTTTTAATCCAGATGAATATCTAGCAAACTCATTTAATCCAGATGCTTATCTGGGCGCTGAAACTACGCCTGCAAAACCTCAACAAGAAATGACTTTAGACAGAGGAATTAAAGCTGTAGGAACAATATTACCTTCTGCTGCTTTAGGTGCTGCCAAGCCTTTATTAGGAATTAATCAAGCATTATGGAAATTAGTTGGAAGCAATCGTGGTGATTATCCAGTTGAAAAATTAAATCAATATCAACAACAATTAAATCAAGCTGCTGGCCCAATTGCCTCTAAATTTACTTCTGAACCAGCTTCATTAATTGGTGAAAATGTACTTCCTGTTGGTGTAGCCAATAAAGTTATGGGTGCTGTTGGTCAAATACCTAGCTTTGGTCGTATGTTAAGTCAAAACGCTGCTATTGGTGGCGCTACTGCGATGGCAAATCCTGAACAACCTGGTTTAACACCAAGTAAATTTGCAGAACAAAAATTGGTACATGGTTTGGAAGGAATGGCAATTCCAGCAGTTATGACTGGTGTTGGTGCTGGCGTTACTAGCGCATTAAGCCCTAAAATTGCTCCTGAAGTTAGAAAGTTGGCTGAAGAAGGTGTTGCTTTAACTCCTGGACAAATTGCTGGTGGATGGTTAAAGCGATTAGAAGAAAAGGCTTCTGGCTATCCTTTGGTTGGTGGTTCAATTCAAGAAGCTACTGAAAATTCTATTAAAAGTTTTGATAAAACTGCATTTAAGCGTGTATTAGACCCTATTAACGGAAAAGTACCAAATGAAGCTGGTCGAGCTGGAATGGAAAGTGTCGAGCAACAAGTAAAACATACTTATAACGAATTATTGCCTCAATTACATTTTAAAGCTACGCCTGAATTTAATACAAAAATGGCTGAATTGCGTGGTTTAGCGCAAAATTTACCGCATGATTTAGGAAAAACATTTAATACAGACATTGACCAAATTATTGCCAAACGCATGGGTAAAAATGGTTATATGGATGGAATTAGTTTTAAAGAAGCAGAATCTGAATTGTCTAAAAATGCCAAAGATTATTTAACTTCAGCAAGTGCTGGAGAAAGAAAATTAGGAGAAGCATTTAAACAAGCATTAGTTAATTTTAGAATTGCTTTACATGAAAGCAATCCTGAAAAAGCTGTTGAATTAGCTAAAACTAATGAAGCCTTTAGAAACTTAGCAATTCTTAGGGATGCTGCGTCTAGGACTGGAACACAAGAATACTTTACTCCTTCTCAATTAGCTGCCGCAGTTAAAAAAGCTGATTTTTCGTCAGGAAAAAATAAAACTGCAACAGGACAAGCATTAATGCAAGACCTATCAGATACAGGTGTTTCTGTTTTAAATAATAAAATTCCTGATTCTGGTACTGTTAGCAGAGCCGCACTTGCAAGCCCTACAGCATGGATGTTAGGTGCTGGTTTATCTTTACCATATACAAAAATTGGTCAAGAAATTATGAGCAAAGGTATGCTTAATAGACCAGAATCTATGAGAAAATTAGCAGATGCACTTCGTGGCACATCGCCATATTTGGTTGGGCCAGCAGTAAATAAAGCACTTGGAGAATAAATAATGAGTAGAAACGGTAGCGGAGTTTATACACTCCCAGCAGGCAACCCAGTAGTAACAGGTACTACTATTACAAGTAGCTGGGCTAATACAACTATGCAAAACATTGCTGATGGCCTTACTCAATCTGTTTCAGCAGATGGTCAAACGCCAATGTCAGGCGCACTCAATATGGCAACAAACGACATTAATAATGTCGGTACACTAACAGCCTTAACAGGCATCTTTGGCGGAACATACTAAAATGGCACAAACAGGATTTACACCCATATCGCTATATAACACAGCTACTGCTGCTGCTGTACCAACAGCAGGCAATCTAGTAGCTGGTGAATTAGCAATAAACACCAACGATGGCAAGTTATTTTATAAAGACTCTAGCGGTGTAGTGCAAACTATTGCTTCTAAAGCTGGAAACCTTAATGTTTCTTCATTTAGTGGTGGCTCAACTGGTTTAACACCAAATATAGCTACTACAGGGGCAGTTACTCTTGCTGGTACGCTTGCAGTTGCTAACGGCGGTACAGGAGTCACAACTTCTACTGGTTCTGGTGCTAATGTTTTGGGAACAAGTCCAACAGTTACAAATCCAGCATTAGCTGGGGCAACTTCAGGAAGTGTTACATTAGCAGTACCAGCCGTAGCAGGCTCTAACACAGCTACATTACCTGCTGCTACTGGCACAGTAATGGTTACTGGTAATATGCCAGCGTTTAGTGCTTACAGCACAGCTTATACTTCTTCTTCTGTCAATGTTTGGACAAAAATTACTTGGAATACAGAAGATTACGATACAAATAATAATTTTGCATCTTCTACATTTACACCAACTGTTGCTGGTTATTATCAGGTAAATTCAACTATTGAGTTTGTTGCTATAGGTGTTGCTGGAAATATTATGATGTCTTTATATAAAAACGGCTCAAGGTTTTTAGATGGAGCAAAATTGCAAATTCCAACAGGAACTAATTTCCAAACAACTGTATCAGGAATTATTTATTGCAATGGTTCTACTGATACTATAGAAGTTTATGGGCAACAAAGCTCTGGAACAATGAATATTGGTTCAAATTCATCAACAATTAAATTTACTGGTTGTTTAGTGAGGGCAGCATAATGAGTTTATACGAGAAAATTAAAGCAATTTATCCTAATCTTACAACTGAAGATTTTATAACTGTAATCACACTACAAAACGATTCAGACGGAAAAGGCGATTACATTGCTAAGTGGGAACACCCTACTTTAGCTAGACCAACAGATGAGGAATTAGCATGAATTTCACATTTACCTGGATATTAGACAAGTTTGGCTTTACACCCAAAATTGAAACATTTGAGTTTCCTGTTAAACCTGCTGCCAAAAAAGTAGCAAAAAAGACCGTTAAAAAAGCGACTACACGCAAACCTAAGTGAGCAGACATGGCAGACCTAGACAAAGAAGTTGTTAAAGAAGCAATTAAAGAGTGGTTAAACGAGAAAGTTACCCAATTTGGGTGGTTTTCTTTGCGGACTATTGGCTATGCTTTAGTTGCTTTACTAGGTTATCTATGGCTAAGTACACACGGTTTCCAAGTGCCAAAATGATGCGTAGTAGGACAATGTGGTTTTCTTTTGCGCTGGTAGTATTTGGCGCATTAGAAGCTGGTTTTCCTTATTTACAGTCAATCATTGACCCACAATACTATGGCGTTATTTTGGTTACTATTGGTGTCATTGTTGCTATATTGCGCTTTATCACTACTGGGCCTGTAAAATGATTGACTATGCAAAATTGGCAATTATTGGTGCTGTGTTATCTATTGCTTTCGGCTCTGGGTGGTGGATTGGTTATTCACGATATGTTGAATATAAGAAGTCAGTTGAAATTGCCGCCCAAGCACAAGAAGAAAAAGTTAAATCCATTCGGTCACAGCAAGAACTCGTAACTAAAGGAATTGAAAAAGAATATGAAGCTAAACTTAATCTTTTGCGCCAGTATTATGCTAATGGGGTGCGCCAACCCAATACCAGCAAGCTGCCCACCTTTTCCAACGCCACCAACGGTCTTGATGCAGTCACCGCCTACAATCTTCTTGCTGGACAATGTGCAGAAGCAACCCAGCAATTAGTCAGTTTACAAGAGTGGACTAAAGAGCAAATGGGCATTAAATGAGTTTTAAAGAATGTTTAGACTTAGTGTTAAAGTCAGAAGGTGGTTGGGTTCATCACGAATCAGACCCTGGCGGTGAAACAAACCTAGGCGTTACCAAGCGTGTTTGGGAAGAATATGTAGGACACCCTGTAGAAAGCCTTAAAAAGCTGACTAAAGAAGAAGTAGCACCTTTATATGAATTGAAATACTGGAGGCCTTGCTATGGAGAAGTATTACCTAGGGGACTCGACTTTGTTGTGTTTTCAATGGCAGTTAATGCAGGGCCAGGCAGAAGCATTAAATTGCTTCAATCAACTATTGGATGTGTACCTGACGGAGTTATTGGCCCAAAGACAAGAGAGCTTATTTGCGCCAGTAATAGTGCAACTCTTATCAATAAATTCTCTGAAGTACGCAGGGACTACTACCGTTCACTAAAAAACTTCCCAATATTCGGCAACGGTTGGTTAAGCCGTGTAGACAGCGAAGAAAAAGAAGCACTTATGATGGCAAAAAATGGGTAAGTCCTTGCCAAAATATATAACCAAAAGTAGCAACAAAAAATAACGCCCCTAGGAAGCCACAAAACTCACCATAGCGACTTTTTTGAGGTCTTTGTATAGCTGTGTAGTAGTCAGGCTCTTTAAAAGCCTCCTGAGTCGTTTTATAGCTTTTGCCTACCATTCCAAAACTTCTTGTACTCATAGTTGCTTCCCCTTGTTTGCAATTAATCGTTAGACTTCCGTTTTTTTCTCTTATTAGCATTTTTTTCCTGTTCTATGTATTGGCGCAAAATACTAATTACCCCAGTTTCTACCAGTATTCCAAGGCCTTCTTTGTCAAAGTGGACTAAAGCATCTGCTGACCCATCTTCATTCTCTTTAACTATCTCTATTTGAATATTCATACATTTCCTCTATTGTTAGCCAAGGTTTAGACACTAGGGTAAACCCGAATATGTAATGCAATGGGTTACATTTTGTTATTTCTTTGCGCTTATCTTTAACGCTAAGATGTTGTAAATCAAAAATAAGATGGTTATTGTTTTTAAACATCAAAAAGGTCTTTCCCATCCTTTAAACGCTTACGCAAATTGCGTAGGTATGTTTTTATAATTGCATCACTTTCAGGGCTAAAAACCATTTTGTAAAGTTTTTTGTCTGGCTCAGACTGAGGCTTGTTTAGCCATCTTTCCTCATTTATGTACCAAAGAAACCTGCGGCAAGCTAATTCTTCTGTTGCACAACGCTGTTTATATTCACAGTATTGGCATGGGT